CGGATCGCGATCAAAGCGCGGTTCGATAGCGTGATAGACATCGAAGCAATCGCCGTACTTTGAGGTGTCGTATTTGGTCTTTACGGCTTGAGGCACCTTGTTGTAGCCGAACCGCTCAATGATACGCTGCACGCTCCAGCGGAAAACGCGGTATAGCGTCGTGGCCTTGCCCTTGTGATCGCGGGCAATCCAGAAACGGCCGTGAACAAGCTGCTGCACGCGAATGACGGTTTTCTGATCCTCAACCAGGATCGCGACCGACTGGCCGAACTGCCCGAGATCTCCGTAGCCGATATGGAAGGCGCGATAGAGGTTCGAGGCAGCGAAGACTTCGCGCATCTTATCCTGCACCGCGGCGAGGTAGATCTTGACCGAATCCCGCTTCTTAAGATCCGGATCGAACGTCGTCAGTCGGAACCAGGGACGCGCGGGCGAGGTAAGGCCCGAGTGCATCCCCGATTTAAGTGTGTCGTAAGCATGCGTGCCGGTGCTGTCGATGATCTTCGCCCTAGAGCGCGGCCCTTCCTTATCGCTGTCCAGGCGAAGGCGCGTCGGCTCGATATACTCGGCCAGCGAACGCCATTCGCGCTCCCACGGCTGGCGAACCTGCTTAAGCTCATCCAGCCGGCGACGGTGATAGGCAATTTGCGTCTCGTTTGAGCGGCGAAGATTGTCCATGTGTTACGCTCCGAGCAGCGTCTTCTTGCTGTCGGTCCCGGTCAGCGTGGGAGATGCGGTATCGGCAAGCGCGCCGGTACCGGTTGGAGAGGTCAGGATTGTGCTGGTCGCGCCCTTGGTCTTGTCAGACGCGCGACGGGCTGCCGTGGTTTCGGCTGCCGCATAGTCTGGCGTCTTCTGCTGCGCGTACTCGGTAGGAGGAGTGACTTCCGCGGCCGCGGCGGTAGCAGGCTTTGAAGAGAACATGCACATTGGCGATTATCCCAGGATGGTGAGGAGGAGGGCGAGGGAAATGCCAGCCGGGACGCCATAAGCGATGCAGGACAGCGCCAAGCGAACGCGGCCGGCCGGAAGCTGGTCAATGATCGTGGAAAGCCCCACAGGGAGCGGGGCAATGGCAGCGAGCGTTATGAAGCGGTCGCCGTAGTGCGTTGCCGGCCAGAGCACGAGGCAAAGCAGGAATAGCATGAAGCAGAACAGCCGGCCGTTAGCGGCGACGTTCTGACGAAGTGCTATCTCATAAGCTTGGACATCGCGGATCTCGATGGCTCGTTGAAATGCTGCGCTGCTCTTGTCCATTCCTGTTCGCTCCTACTGGCTTAAGTTGTGCCGTGTTAGGAGCGAGGGTTACGGACGAATGGTTGTCGCGATGAACGTCAGCCGAGAGGATTGTATTCGGTCTGCGCCATGTTGCCCGCTGGCATGCCGTTGACGGCGACGGCGCGGACCTTCTTGGCAACGGGCTGGGTGAAAGTGAGGGCGAGCGCGTCGCCTTCGTTGGGCGAGGGAATGCCGCGCTCTTTCATGTCCTGCTTGCTTTCGAGCAGTATCTTGCCGTCAATGCGAGCCACCGTCTCAGGCCCAACGAGATCCTGGTAGAGGACTTCGTTCTTAGGATCGATTGCGCCACCGGCCTTAATCCAGCGCTTCATTTGCCCCCAAATGTACGAGCGGATGTTGTAATAGCCTGGGTCAATCGTCTTGGTGGAGCCGAACCACACGAGTTGCCATGACCGGCCCATTGTCGTTCCGGCGCTGACGATGCCCGTTCCATAGCCAGCATCCACAAAGACAGCATCGGCCTGATACTCGTCTTCGAAGCGGGCAACGAGGTTGGCAACCTCAATATCGTTGTCGTTCTTTGGGATGGTGGCGAGGAGCTTCGAATAGAGCCCCTGCCGCAACATGATAACAGTCGGATCGTCGCCGGTCCAAGATGGATCTACACCGATGATGACCGGTGCGAAGCTGTATTGATCCTTGCGGAGGTGGACGGTGCGCGCCTTGTCTACGTCGTCTGCTGATATGAACTGCATAGCGGATTGACTCGGGAATTGCCCGCGCACGCGCACCTTGACGATATCGCTATCTTCGCCGTGGTCGTCTACGAGACGTTGAAGGAACTGCTTATTGGTGCCTGGGACTGTGCGGCTATCGATCTGCCGGCCGGTCCAGCGATGACGGAAGCGGCGGAAGCACTCGCGAAAGCGCCCGCTGTTCCTGGTAGGGTTGCCGAAGACCACCCAAATGATGATGGTGTTTTCGTCGGTAAGTGCGCCTTCCGCGACTTCCCAAACCTTGTCATGAATTTTCGAGGCTTCATCGAACAGCAAGAGAATGATCTTGCCCTTGTTGTGAAGGCCGGCGAATGCCTCGGTATTGTGCTCGCTCCAGGGAATGAAGTCCTGGCGCCAGCTTTCGCCGCGTTCTGGATCGCGCGACTTGATCGACATCGTTTGGACATCGAACCAATGCCCAGTGAGGGACATGCGGAACCACTTGCCGATTTCCGGCGCGGTCTTAGTCCGCAACTGGCCCTCAGTGTTGGCCGTCGTTACGATCTTGCAATCCGCAAAGCAGGACATCGCCCAATTTGAGAGCATTCCCATTTCGGCAGACTTGCCGATACCATGGCCCGAGGCGACCGAGATTTGCAGCGGCTGATAGCGCGTCTCGGGGTTCTCCAGGTGCTTGCCGATGATATCGTTGATATCGTCCTGCCAGGGGCGAGGCCCGTCATAGTCGGCAAGCTCACCCACTCCCCAATCCCACGCCACACGGCTCCAGCGCTTCGGACTATACCGGCAGGAGGCAGCGAGTTCGATAATCGCCTCATTCAAATCGGCTCGTTCAGCCATATGGGTCACCATCCAGTGACCACAGGGCAGCAACTACGATCAAGGCGACGATAGCGGAACTCATGACAATCATTAGATCGGTCGTCATACTGCTTTTACGCACTCGAACTTGCATAGCGGGCACTTAATTCGGAGAAAGTCGCCGTCTCGCCTATCGTAAAAGAACTCGGCTTCTCGCCGCTCAAATTCAAACAGCGTTCGGCAATGGCGGCAGGTCACGGAATAGAGTTGATTGGCGGGAAGGCTGCCCATATGCCAGATCTTCATTCTTCGATCTCCTGATTTGCGGCGCGCTTGTGCGCTCGCTCCATACGATCAGCGAGGGCGTTCAAGCCCTTCAATTCAACAGTCTCCTGGAAGGCGTTCACCTTCACATGCTTGCCGATGAGCTCCAGGCGGCGCGTGCGGTCCACGAGCTTGAGCTTCTTCACGTGGCCGATCTGTATCCGGTCCTCGCCTTCGCCCTCATACAGCGCCTCGATTTCCACACCGGCCACGAGGCCCTGCCGCCAAATCAGCGGCCATTCCTCAACCGGCAACAGGTCGCCATTGTCGCCATAGAGATCGGCCATATCCGCGTCAGCTTCATGAGCGAGGCGAGTAAGCACCCAATCGGCATCGACCTTGGTTCTTTCGGAGCGCTCAAGCTTGCCACGCTCTATGGCCTCCTGAATGTCAACATTCGACAGCAAGCGCGATCCTGCCTGACGTGCCGTATGCTTCTTATAGCCGGCCCTGATAGCGGCATTTGTTGCATTCAAATCAACAAGATACTCGTCAACAAATCGAGCCTCTTTCGCGGTCAATTCTTCCATCGGTAATCAGCCTCTCGTTAAGGCAGAATTACCGGCTCAATGGTTGTTGCGATGAATTCCAAAGAAGCCCAATGAATTACAACGAAATGCAACGTGTTGATTGTGTTGAGAAATGACGCATTGGTGTAGCTGGAACACAGCTAAGTGCTTGATAATGTTTAAGTGATGCACTGAGGCCCGGAAACCTTTTTATATACAAAGGCCATATACCGGGGTTTAAAGCCGGCTATACCCATTGTTTTTCGTTCTATTACAGGTATTTTGAGGGAAAGTGGATCACTTAAACATAATCAATAGGTTAGAGGCAAAAGGCCTACACTAAACCCTCATTGGTGCGTCACTAAATTTCGCTGGTGTTTTCCGTTGCGATGTGTATTGCTTATGTTGTGATTAACGCAACAGAGGTAGCAACGATGCAGCCTAATGTGAGTAGTGACGGGGCAGGGAGCCTAGCACTCCGCGACCTGATCAACGAGCGGAACGCGCTCATGGACGCCATCGCCAAGATCGCCGCTTTCGATGATGAGCGCGCCAATCGCCGCCTGGAGCGGCACCGTCGATACGACTGGTTTGATGAGCCCAATGCCGTCCAGGTCGCGCGGGAAGCGCTGGAGAAGATCGGAGCGGCGGCATGAGTAAGGCTCTTCGGGATGTAACAAACGAGCGCCGCCGCCAGATCGCAGCCGAGGGCTGGACGCCCGAGCACGACGATCAGCATAAGTTGGGCGAATTGGCGATTGCCGGCGCAAGCTATGCCGTGGCGTCGGGCTTCCCTGCCGACAACGAGCCGCCACCTTACGGTTGGCCTTGGGACAAAGCATGGTGGAAGCCGACCACCACGCGTCAAAATCTCATCAAGGCCGCTGCGCTCTTGGTTGCCGAGATCGAACGAATTGACCGCGCAAATGGTGTGCCGGCGAGCGTCTATGACTGGCGGGCGCTGGACACCGCGCCGCGGGACGAGAAGACGCGCGCCACGGTCATTCTCGCCCTGAAAGATGGCCGCGTCGTCGTCGGCAAGTGGCTCGACAACTCAAAATCACCCATGCCGTGGCAGGGCTGGAGCACGAACGCCGGCCCGGTCCTGGATGACAAGGTTGCGTTCTGGCAGCCGTTGCCCGAGGCCCCAGCCATTGCCGGGCGTGTTGCTGGCAGCGGCCGGCCGGGTACCGTTTCCACGAAGCACCCGACCGAGAGCGACGCCGCCCTGCAACGCGGCCAGCTTGAACCGTGCTCGCTGCCCGATCACGTTACGACAGCAGGCGAAAGCGAGATATCCGTAAATTGTCGTATTTTTTCGGGTGAGGGCGCGCCAAATGTCTGACGCCCCAATCTTCTGCAAATTCGCCCACAACGCCACCCTGCACGCCGAAGGCGAAATGATCCGGATCTATTTTGGAGCCGATCAGGGCTATTCGTGCGGCTTCGGTACACAGGATTTCCGCGTCAGCTTCCGCGAGCCGATCATTGCGGCAGTGAACATTGACGAACTCGTTTGCCACGTCATGACGGATTGCGACGTGTATGAGGTGAATGGCCGTCACGGTCTTGTCATCCAGCGGGTAGGGCCGACGCTTACCCGGCAGAGGAGGGCGGCAGCATGACAAAACCCATGCGCGTTCTTGTCGCCTGCGAGTTCTCTGGAACGGTTCGGCGGGCTTTCGCGGCGAGAGGGCATGACGCCTGGTCATACGACATTATCCCGTCAGAGGATCGCAGCAATAAGCACATCATTGGCGATGCTCGCGACCTTCTAAACGACGGCTGGGATTTGCTTATGGTGGCTCACCCGCCATGCACCCGGCTTTGCAACTCAGGTGTCCGTTGGTTGAGCGTGCCGCCGCCTGGGCGAACGGTCGAGGATATGCAGGAAGAATTGCGCCACGCCGCAATGCTCTTCTCCTCATTCTGGAACGCTCCGATTGATCGGATTTGCATCGAGAACCCCGTTATGCATCGGCACGCCAAGGCGCTGATCAAGAACTATCGGCCGCCTTCGCAGTCGGTTCAACCTTGGCAGTTCGGCCACGGCGAGAAGAAGCGCACATGCTTTTGGCTCAAGGGCCTGACGACTCTGGAGCCAACCAACATCGTCGCCGGCCGTGAAGAACGGGTTCACCGCTATTCGGGCTGGGGGCGGCATGGAAAGGAGAGGGCGCGGGAGCGGTCGCGCTTTTATCCAGGCATTGCCGAAGCCATGGCCGACCAATGGGGCGAGCTTCCGGCGCAGTACGATCTTTTCGCGAGGGCCGCAGCATGACGGTTTACGTTGACGACATGCGCGCGGCGTTCGGCCGAATGAAGATGTGCCACATGTGGGCCGATAGCGACGAAGAGTTGCTAGCCATGGTCGACAAGATCGGCGTGCAGCGGAAGTGGATACAGGGGCATCCTACGCTTTCCTTCGGCAAGCACCGCGACGCTAGCTGGGTCCATTTCGATATCGCGCTTTCGAAGCGGGCGCTCGCTGTAGCGGCCGGCGCGGTCGAGACAGATCGTTACGGGCCGGTTCTTCATACCAAAAAATTGCAACTTGCCTGGGCGGAAGCAAACGACCGGACAGACGTGGCAGAGCGGGCGCGGGATTGGATCGCGCGCATTGCGGAACTTCGAGCAGATAGAGGAGCGGCATGAAAGAGATAAATCACCACAGCCTTGACCTTCCGCCGATTAAGGCGTTGGGCACACGGCCAGATGTTGAGGTTTGGGACGATACGCCGAGCGAAGGGCAGCCGCCACACGTCACGCTCTATGTCGAGGACGAAACCCGATACATCAACCTCACAGTACTTGAGGCACGGGCACTTGCCGCGCTGCTGCTCAATGCTGCTGATCACCAGGAGCGAAGAGCATGACCGACCACAACAGACAGGCATTCGAGCAGTTCATTCGTAGCCAACCGTTCTATGCCCATTGCGGCGATGAAGACGACGTTCTTGAGCGGGACACTACAGACGGCGGTTATCTCGACTCGTGCGTCAACGGCGCGTGGAAGGCTTGGAATGCTCGTGCATCCTTGCCGGTAAGATCCTCGCCCGACGTGGACGCGGTAAGCTGGGGCGACAAGGTCATCATCTGCCACCCTCGCATGCCGCCGCACGCTTGGGACGGCGAGAAGATGGTTCGGATGACTGTTGGCGTTGATCATGCCGCGCAAGCGTACTGCGAGGCAACAAAGGCTGATTTCGCCTGCGAATAATGTTGCGTTTTATGTTGCGATTGTTGTTGACCGCCTTTTAAATGCGGGTATATTGCAATAATCGCAACACTACAGCAACGAAGGAAAGCGCCCAATGGAAACCCGCGAAGAACGCCAAGCCAAGATTGATGCACGTGTTGCGGATCTTCGCTCGCGCGCCGATGCAAAAGAGGCGGAAGCGAACCGCATCCATGGCGCTGTCAACAATGATCCGGCATTTTGGACCCAGCCCGCCTACGGAAATGCCGCAGGCCGCGCGTTCGCTCGCCACCGTGATCGTGAGCGCAACAAAGTAATGAAGGCGGCCGAGATCGCGGCGGAAGCGCGAGCCATGCGCGAAAAGGCGGCCGCCATGGAAAAGCGCGGCGCTGTGATGAGCGGTGACGCTGCCGTGGATCGCGCGGCAAAAATTGCCGCTAAGGAGGTCCATGTTGGCCAGATCGTCAACACCGTGCATTACGGGCTGCGCAAGGTGCTGAAGGTCAATACAAAGACCGTCCTCGTGGAAGGCAGCTTCGGACCCATCAAAATCGAGAAGCACTTTTTAGCGGCCTGATCGGCTTCGCTATCCGGGATTTTGCACGCGCATAGTGTTGCGATTGGTGTTGCGTTCGCAACGCGCGTGCATCGCCGGATACCCAAACCGACCAAAGGAGGTGACGCATGGAATTGGAGAATTTCAAAGTTGAGATGGTGAGCGAGGGCGTTTTTCTCGCATCCTGGGAAGCGCAGGGCGCGCGCTTCAACGTCTTCATTGACGCCCAGGGGGATCTTGTGAACGGCACGCTCTACAAGAACCCGTCGCGCGAGATCCCCGAGCAGGGCGAGGGCTGGTTTGAAACCCGCCACCTCAAGGCGCTGGCGAAGAGCAACGCCGGCATCGTTGCCGAGGTCAAGCGCCGCGTCGCTGATCGGAACCTTATCACCAGGGCGACCGAGGAGAAGCGAGCCGCAGACTTTGCCCGGCAGCGGGAGCAGGACGCGGCCGAGGAGATCCATAGCCGCGCCGCGATAGATGCAGCGTCCCAGGCTTTGGCGCAGACCGGCGAGCCCGACGACGTTGCCGTGTCCGGCTTCATCCGCCGCAATCTCGCGAAGCTCTCCCGAGGCGGCATTCTCGCCTTTGCCCGAGCCTTCATCGCTGAATTTCGGTCGCGCCTTCCATGAGGCGCGCGCTCCAGAACTTGGCCGGCTTCGTCTTTTTCGTCGGCCTCATGACTTCTTCGCTCATCCAGTGGAACGCCCAGGCGATGCGCGAGGATAAAATCAACCAGGAGGTCATTCGCCATGAACCACATCAAAACAACTTTCGATTTTGACGAACTGGTAATTCCCATCCTCGGGAAGAACGACAGCGGCCTTATGATCTACGGATCTGCCGACCTGGAGGGCGATGAAGATGGCTTCTGTGTGAAGACTGTCTACCTCGCAGACGGCACGCGCATTCATAATCGCGGGTGCGGCACTCTCGGGTTTCCGGCCCCTTTCGAGGAAGAGCTTTTCAAGCGCATCGCGGCCGTGATCGAGAACGACAAGACCGTCATCGGCCGACACGCTGCCACAGAATGGGCCGACGCCATCGAGCGCCAGAAAGAAGCGGCCTAAAGCAATGGCAAGTATTTACGCATCGGTCGCGCTCATTCGTAGGAATGGCGCGATTGTCTTCCGGCCACCCAGGAAAGAGCGGCCTACCGATATCACCCAGGCCCGTAAAGCAGCACAGCGCCATTGGAACGCCTCTCTCGCGAACGGTGACGTTCTGGAGAAGGTCGTTCTCGTGCGCGAGTTTGACGGCCGCCTTGAGATCTCCGAGCGCGCCAGGAATGCGGGGAAGGAAAAACCATGGGTGAAATTTTTCCTATCAACTCAAGTCACTGAAAACGAACCGCATATTGCGGCTTGCATCAAAGAGTTGGGATTAAATTCCTATTCAGGCTTCCCAGCCATCCCAGACACGCTTATCATCAACGGCATCACTTACCGGAGAGAGCTTTGATCCATCCAGATTTACCATTGAAGGCGATCAGCATCATGCAGCCTTGGGCTTGGCTGATTGTCAACGGCCATAAGGACATTGAAAACCGCGATTGGGCGACGAAGTTCCGCGGCTTTGTCGCTATTCATGCAGGCAAGAAGCTGGACGAAACGGCAGCGATTTCGGTTGACCGGGCATACCACCCCGTTTCCGGACGTCGCATCCGCTTCGCTGCCGAAGGCCACGCTTACCAGCGCGGCGGCATCGTCGGCGTTGCTGAGATTGTCGATTGCATCCCGCACGCGAACAGCGACCTTCAAGACGAATGTTCGGAATGGTTTGTTGGCCGCTACGGCTTTCTGCTGCGCAACGCGCGGCCTGTCTCTTTCATCCCTTGCAAGGGCGCACTTTCATTTTTTGACTGGAGAAAGAACCTGTGAAGCATGACCCCGCAATTTCGGGCTTGCCCGAAGACATCATGAAAACGGCCCGCCTAACTATCCAACTGATTGCCCTCAATCAGAACACCGAAGACGCGGCGGCTATCCGCGTCGCCCGGCTGATCAACGCCGAGCGCGAGCAGTGGAAGAGCGCTATCGAGGACGGAATTGACCCCGCTGTGGTTGCCGAGCGCAATCGCTGTATCGATGTCATCGAAGGCTGGCGCCACGGACTGAACGGAAGCGAGTACCTGCACCGGAGCACCGAGCTTTTGCTTGGCCGGATCAAGGCGGCCGCCTGATGTTCAAGCTTACCTTGGATCCGAAATACCTTCCTTCCGACTTGACGGCAGAAGAAAGGGAGAAGCTAGAAAGCTGGCGGCAGATCATGGAAAAAGCCGTTCGCGACACGATGAAAGAGCAGATTGCCAACATGGTAGCGTTTGGCATCAGCAGCCCCGAAATTCTTGATGCGTCTCCGTCTATGGACCCGACCGACTTCGAGCTTATTGCCCTGCGCAATGAACTGCACGAAGCCGCGAAGCTCGCGGATCAGCGCCTTAAGGAAATGCCAGATTTTGATAGCATTGCCGACGAACAGGCGGCCATTGATAAAATCATGCAGCCGGGCGACCAGATCGCAGACCGCATGTATTGGATGAAGCCGGCGACGCCGGCCGGCGTTGACGCCAAGGTGCGCGCCGGCAAGTGGAAGAGCGGTGACTATATCGCAACCTACCTGGAGATGAAGCATTGAACACCGCGTTCCTGCTTATGGCTCAATATCACGGTGCGGCCGTCATCCCATTGGAAACGGTTTGCCGTGACTATTTCAGCCACCTTACTCCCGTTCAGTTCACCAGGAAGGCGACCGAGGGCGAGCTTGATATTCCGCTTGTTCGGATCGAGCAAAGCCAGAAGGCCGCGAAGGGTGTCCACATCAACGATCTTGCGGCGTGGATAGATTCACGCCGCGAGGCCGCGCGAAAGGAGTGCGATCAACTGCATGGCCGCCGATAGCGAGGCAATTCTAAAGGCTTTGGCAGACATGCCCAGGCGAGACAACGCCGCCTACCACCGGGCAGTCAATGAGGCGCGGTGGGCATACCAGGAAGCGGAGAGACGATGGCCGGGCATTCCGATTGAAGTCTCTTCCGAAATGGAAGAGGAGGGCGACCGGGCTTGGATCTTGAAACTCACGTTCACACCGAAGCCATAAAACGAAAAGGCCCGAGCAACAGCCGGGCCTTTCTTCTTTCAAGCGAGCTCCATACCGCGGGACATCTTCGAGCGGCGGGAGAGGGGCCGACTTCCGGCCTTTGCCGGTTTGCTGACGTGTTCTAGCCACTCCCAATTTTCGTATTTGTCACCGGAATTGCGAAGGTGCGCGTAGCGCTTCAGGCTCGACCAGGAGCGATGGCCCGAGACGGCCGCGGCCTGGGGAATGCCGAAACCCATCTCAAACAGGCGAGATACACCCTCATGCCGCAGGCGGTGAAAATCGATGTCCTCGATCTCCAGAAGGGCGCAAGCCCGCGTGAATGATGCGCTTATTGACCCGGCATTGTAGGGGAAGATTTCGTCCCGCACCCGCGGCATTGCCTTGATGATATCGACAGCCGGTTGCGGCAGATCGCACCACACGTCATTGCCGATTTTCTCGCCTGGGTTTTTCATGTCGCGTACCAAGACCCGCTTTCCTTCCTCATCGAAATCATTCCACAGAATGCGAGTGACCTCGTCTTGCCGCCGCGTTGAGAAGAGGGCGAAGGCAACGATGTGCGTCATAGGGGCCATATCCGGCCGGCGCTTCTCACGGTCAGCATAGAGCGCCATGACAGCATTCATTTCTTCCAGGGTAGGGCGGCGCTCTTTCTTGTCGCTGCCCTTTGTCGTTCCGAGGCGCTTCATCACGATTTGGGCATCCTGCATCGCCTGATAGTCGAGCTCTATGCCCCAGGCCGGCCGGGCGATGGCGAAGATGGCAGACAGGTGCGATATGTAGTTGCCGACCGTCTGCGGCTTCCTGGACTTGCCGAGTTCCGTTCCAAGCTCAACTATGTGTTGGCTCTTGATGGCCGGGCAATCCATCTTCGCAATCTCGTATTCCTTGATGGAGCGCAGCACCTGGGCCTTGGTCCGGCCTATCGCCTTCAGGCTCTCGCCAACATATTTGTCTATCGCGTCGGCAAGTGTTACATGGGTGGCGTTGGCGCGCTCGATAGCGCCCGGCTCGCGAAGCTCTTCCTCGCGCTTGGCGATCCAGGCAGCGGCGGCCGGCTTTCGCTCAAACGTTTTCGACTCGCGATGGATGACTTTGCCTTTATCCTTGAGGATAATCTTAGCCATGAAGGCGGTCGATTTATCTTTTCTCTTTCTGGCGACGATGGTTCCCATGCGGTATCACAAAGCTCCCTCAGTATCACAAGGTGATATCTATCACATGAGAATGGACGCGCAAGCGCCGTCAATCGCAACAATGCACAACATGTATCGCAACGTCATCAACATAGAAAACAATAATTTGGATATAATTCAATGAGTTATCCGAACCATAAAATTGCCGTCGCACCCATGATCGA